AGTCCCTGATTTATTTTTAGTATCACAAAATTTTCTGTATACTTCAGTTATGGATATGCTCCTTCCCGATATCGAAGACGATATTCCGCTGCCCAAAAGGGCATCAGAAGCCTTTCCTGATCTGCTGCCCAACGAAGAATTGGAAATGCGGGTACGGACAATCAAGCTGTTGTCCGATCTGACGGGCGAACCGGTCGTGCCAACGGCACAACATAGAATAGAAGCACATGATTTGGCGCAGCAGATGATGCAGAACCCCAAGTTGCGCCCCGACTACAACCGCTACCCCAACGAAACAATGGCGTATCTGGCGGGAATGGTGGCTCAAACCAAATGTATGTTGGTCGATGAGCTGTCTGAACTGAAGATGTACGTCATTAATAAGCTGGTGCATGAGATCGAACACGCCCAGATGCCCAAAGACCGCATCGCAGCCCTGACAAAGCTCGGGGAAATCGATGGCGTGGACGCATTCAAGCGGCGAAGTGAGATCACCGTACAGATAAAGCCGATTGAAGAGGTCGAAAAGGAGCTTCTGTCGGTATTGGAGAACATCGAATACGCCGTAGAGCCTGAAATCGCCCCCATCCCCGCGCAAATCGCCCTAAATGACTGACCAAATAGCCCCGAAACTGTCACTTTCTGACATACAAAGGCTGAAAGCTGCCCTGCCCAACCTCCCGGACAAGGAAAAACGCCGCGTAGCGGAGCTTTTGAAGCAGTATCAGGCGCAGATCACGCAGATTAAGGGCCGGGACTCCTTTTTGGACTTCATTGGACACGTTTACCCCGGATATATGGTGGGGCCCCACCACCGGAAACTTGCCCGCATCTTTGAGGAGATCGCGGCGGGTAAGAAGAAGCGGGTGATCGTCAATATCGCCCCCCGACATGGCAAGTCGGAGATGATTTCCTACCTTGCCCCGGCATGGTTTCTGGGGAAGTACCCCCAGAAGAAGATTATCATGGCCTCGCACACAGCCGATCTGGCGGTTAACTTCGGTAGGCGAGTAAGGAACCTTGTTGGAAGCGACCTCTACAACGACATCTTTCCTCAAGTCGAGCTTCAAGCGGATAGCAAGAGTGCTAGTCGTTGGGGTACAAACTTCAATGGGGAGTATTTTGCTATTGGTGTTGGCGGCGCTCTTGCCGGTCGTGGTGCTGACCTATTTATTATTGATGACCCTCACTCAGAGCAGGAAGCCAAGCAAGGAAGACCCGATGTCTTCATCCCTGCATGGGAGTGGTTCCAGTCAGGCCCGATCCAGCGACTGATGCCGGGCGGTGCCATCATCGTGGTGATGACACGGTGGAGCAAGCTGGACCTGACGGGTCAGATCATCGACCACATGACGCGGAACGATGACGCCGATGAGTGGGAGGTGGTCGAGTTCCCCGCCATCCTGAATGAGAAACCCCTGTGGCCTGACTTCTGGCCGCTGGAAGAATTGATGGCGAAGAAGGCGGGCATGGACCCCCGGTACTGGCAAGCCCAGTATATGCAGCAGCCCACGGCGGAAGAGGGTGCGTTAATAAAGAGGGAGTGGTGGCAGATATGGGACAAGGACGATCCACCCAAGTGTGACTTCATTATTATGTCCTTGGACGCTGCCCAAGAGACCTCCAACCGTGCGGACTACAACGCGCTCCTGACATGGGGCGTGTTCTTCAATGAAGAGACAAACAACCACAACATAATCCTGCTGAACGCCATCAAGAAACGTCTGGAGTTCCCGGAGCTAAAGCAGATGGCGCTGGAGGAGTATAAGGAGTGGCAGCCAGACGCCTTCATCGTGGAGAAGAAATCAAACGGTGCGGCGCTGTATCAGGAGATGCGGCGCATGGGCGTGCCCATAGGTGAGTTCACCCCCGGCAAGGGGCAGGACAAGATCAGCCGGGTGAATGCCGTGTCTGACCTGTTTTCCGCCGGGATTGTGTGGGCACCTGACCGGCGCTGGGCACGGGAGGTAATAGAGGAGTGCAACGACTTCCCGGCGGGACGGAACGATGACTTGGTGGACGCCACTACACTTGCACTGCTGCGGTTCCGTCAGGGAGGGTTTATTACTCTCCCGTCTGATGAGGTAGACTTGCCCTACCAGTATGCTCCCAGAAAGGCAGCTTATTATTAGGAGAAGGTGATGGCTGATGAGGCTTATCAGGCATGGTTAAAGAAGTACGGTGTCAGAGAATCTAATGATTACGATACTTATGCAGCGTTTAAAGCTGGGCTGACCCCTAGCGAAAACGGGCACCTTCCAGATACGTTCAAGCTGCCTAATCACATTACCTATTCGACTGAAAGCACTGCATCACAGAAAAAAGGTGCGGCTCCTGCGGGTAGATGGGAAGGATCAGATAAGGATGGGTGGACATTCTATGCCTCACCCACAAACATCAAGAATGCTGGTGGAGTTAAAGAACTTCAGGAATACTTCCGTTCCCACGAGAAAGGCGTGAAGTTGATACTTCCAGAGGCTACTCCTCCCAGTACTCCTGTTTCTGTACCGGATAACTACCGTGCAGGCGGCAGGGTGAGAATGATTTAATGATTACTCAGCAGCACATGGGTCGATATAGCCTGCTCAAACGCCTCACTGCACAAGTTGGCGGGGATGAGGAGATGGCTAAAAAGATTCTTATACAGCGGGGCCATATGCGCGAAGATGGTACGCTGACCCCCGAAGGCGCTTCCCGAGACAGGATGACAGCAGAAGAGCGAGCGAAAGATCGCGCTGTCAAACTGGGCAAGGGAAGAAAAGTTAAAGATTATGTATATAATCCCGCCACAAACCGGGCGAGATTGAGGAGCCGATAATGAGCATCGACAAGGCTTTGAACCGTGCCCCGTCCGGGCTGGCTGATCTGTTGGGAGTTAGTGACTCCGGTCCCGCGTTGGAGATTGAGATCGAAGACCCGGAAGCTGTGCGGATAAACGCAGGCGGGATGGAGATCAACCTTGGTCCTGATGAGCAAGCGGAGGGCGACTTCAGCGACAACTTGGCTGAGACGATGGACGAGTCGGCACTCATGTCGATGGCCGAGGAGTTGGCGGGTGATATTGAGAATGACCTTGCCAGTCGCAAAGACTGGGAGGAGACCTACGTTGAAGGTCTGAAGTTGATGGGCCTCAAGTATGAGGAGCGGATGGAGCCGTGGAGTGGGGCCTGTGGTGTAGTCCACCCCATGATTACCGAGGCTGTTGTCCGGTTCCAAGCCGAGACGGTGATGGAGACATTCCCGTCAAGTGGTCCCGTGATGACCAAGATTATCGGCAAGGAGACGCCGGAGAAGCTGGAGGCAGCGGAGCGGGTCAAGGAGGACATGAACTATCAGCTTACGGAGCGGATGATTGAGTACCGCCCGGAGCATGAGAAGATGCTGTGGAACCTGCCCGCGACAGGTTCGGCGTTCAAGAAAGTCTACTATGACCCGAGCCTTGGGCGTCAGGTGGCGGTGTTCATTCCCGCTGAGGATGTGGTGCTGCCCTACGGCGTGTCCGACATCTATATGTGCCACCGCGTCACTCACGTGATGCGTAAAACCAAGAATGAAATCAAGAAGTTGCAGCAGGCTGGGTTCTACCGGGACATCGACCTGCCCGACCCTGACAAGAACCGCAGTGATATAAAGAAGGCAAAAGACAGCGAGACGGGATTCAGCGACATCCATGATGAACGCTACACCCTGTACGAGGCGCACGCCGATCTCAGCCTTGACCCGGAGGATGAAGAAGGGATCGCCCTGCCGTATGTCGTGACGCTCATCAAGGGGTCAAACGATGTGCTGGCAATTCGCCGTAACTGGCGGGAAGACGATGATCTGCGTCTCAAGCGTCAGCACTTCGTCCACTATCAGTACATCCCCGGCTTTGGTTCGTATGGCTTCGGTCTGTTCCACCTGATCGGTAACTTCGCCAAGTCAGCTACCTCGCTGACCCGTCAGCTTGTGGACGCCGGTACGCTGTCTAACTTGCCGGGCGGACTGAAGTCCCGGAGCCTCAGGATCAAGGGAGATGACACGCCGATCTCCCCCGGTGAATTCCGGGATGTGGACGTAGGCTCAGGCACCATCCGGGACAGCATCCTGCCCCTTCCTTATAAAGAGCCTAGCCAGACTCTGCTCCAGTTGCTGGGCAACATCATTGAGGATGGGCGACGGTTCGCCGCGACGGCAGACGTGAAGATCAGCGACATGGGCTCGCAAGCCCCTGTCGGCACGACGCTGGCGATACTGGAGCGACAGCTTAAACCACTGTCGGCTGTTCAGGCGCGAATTCACTACACGTTGAAGCAGGAGCTTAGGCTCCTTGCAGAGATCATCCGTGACTATTCGGACGACTCATACAGCTACGAGCCCGAGACCGGCACGGCTAAAGCCAAGAAAGAAGACTATGAGGATATCGATATCCTGCCGGTGTCTGATCCCAACGCGGCCACGATGGCGCAGCGGATCGTGCAGTACCAAGCCGTCATTCAGATGGCACAGATGGCCCCGGACATTTATGACTTGCCGGAGCTTCACCGGGGGATGCTGAACGTCTTGGGGATCAAGAACGCTGCCAAGCTCGTGCCACTGAAAGATGACATCAAGCCGATGGACCCCGTGACGGAGAACGCACGGGCACTGAAAGGTGAGCCCGTCAAAGCCTTCCTGCATCAGGACCACACCGCACATATCGCGGTGCATAACGCCATGATGCAAGACCCCATGATTCAGCAGAAGATTGGGCAGAATCCTCGCGCACAGCAGATCATGGCGGCGTTGCAGGATCACATCACGGAACACGTGGCGTTTGAATATCGTCAGCAGATTGAGTCCCAGCTTGGCCTGCCGTTGCCCCCGCCGGATGAAGAGTTGCCGCCTGAAGCGGAGAATGCGCTGTCTGCCATGATGGCGCAGGCCGGTCAGCAGCAGTTGCAGGAGTCGCAGCAGCAAGCACAGCAGCAACAGGCCCAGCAGCAAGCACAAGACCCCGTGCTTCAGATGCAGCAGCAGGAGCTTCAGATCAAGCAGCAGCAAGTGCAGATCGAGCAGCAGAAAGCTCAGACTGATATGCAGAAGTCTATGCAGGAGCTTGAGTTCCGCCGCGAGCAGATGGAGCGGGAGCTTCAGTTGAAGCAGGAACAGATGGAGCGCGACTACGAGCTTAAGCGTGAGCAGATGGAGCGGGACTACGAGTTCAAGCGGGAGCAAATGGAGGCAACTTCTCTGCGTGAGGGCCTGAAGATGGGTCTGGCTAAAGAGAAGGATGACGCCACTCATATGCGTGAAGGGATGCGCCTTGGGCTTGAGAAAGACCGCGAGGACGCTAATCAGACAAGAGAAGGTCTCAAGTTGGGCATGAGCTACAACGCTCCTGCTAAAGAAGCACCGCAAAAAAGTAAACAACCCCCTGACAAAAAGGAGTGATGTGTGGTAAAAGATTTCGCACGCGTATTGCGCGACAAAATACGCACTGACATGAACAACTTCGCGGACGACATAGCTACCGGTCGGTGTCAGTCCTTCGATGCGTACAAACAACTCTGCGGCGTGATTCAGGGCCTAGCGATGGCAGAGCGACACTTGATGGACCTGCTGGAAAAACTGGAGACCGATGATGACTGACTTTATCCTGCCTCATGGCGTGACCATGCCAAAACCGATCATTGAGCGTGATACGCCTGATGAAACGGAGACTGAAGAGCAACGGGCGACAATGTTGCCTGATCCCACCGGTTGGAAACTTCTCTGCGTCGTTCCTGACGTTTCTGAGAAATTCGATGGCACGTCGCTGCTGAAAGCGACTTCCGCCATGCGTGCTGAAGAACACGCTACGTCTGTGCTGTTCGTCCTCAAGATGGGCGCTGACGCGTACAAAGATACGGCTAAATTTCCCACCGGGCCTTGGTGCAAAGTGGGCGACTTCGTGCTGGTGCGTAACTACACCGGTACGCGATTCAAAATCTACGGCAAAGAATTCCGGGTCATCAACGATGATCAGGTTGAGGCTGTGGTGCTTGATCCTCGCGGGATTACCCGCGTTGCTGTGTAACTAACCCGCCTATGGCGCATGGAGTGATGTATGGCTGACGATTACAAGTTTCCCGATGAGGACTTGGTAGCTTCCCCCGCAGACACGGGTGAAGAGATTGAATTGGAAATTGTTGATGACACCCCGGAAGTAGACAGGGGGCGTAAGCCGCTTGCGCGTCCGGTTGAAGAGCCCTCCGATGACGAGCTTGAGAACTACTCCGAAGGCGTGAAAAAGCGCATCAAAGAGCTTACTCATGCACGCCATGACGAGCGCCGGGCAAAAGAAGCAACGCTGCGGGAGAAGATTGAGCTTGAGCGCCTTGCTCAACAGCTTATTCACGAGAACCGCCAGCTTAAAGAAGTGGTTAATACGGGCACTCAGCAGTTTGCTGAAACCGCACGTACCGCCGCTGACATTTCGCTGGAAATGGCGAAGAAGAAGTACAAGGAAGCCTACGAGCTTGGGGATACGGATGCGATCCTTGAAGCACAACAAGTGCTTACCGATGCACAACTTCGCGCGCAGTCAGCAAAAAATTTCAATCCAATCTCTTTACAGGTAGATGAATATCCTGTAAATATGCCTTACGAAGAGCCGCAAGCTCCTCAGGTTGATGAAAAAACCATGAGGTGGCAGGCGCAGAATCAGTGGTTCGGTACGCCGGGCTACGAGGATATGACCAGCTACGCACTAGGGCTGCATCAAAAACTGGTGAATTCGGGGGTAGACCCCCGCTCTGACGAGTATTTCGGGCAAATCAACGCCCGCTTGAGGTCCACTTTCCGTGACTTCTTTGGGGAGTCCGGGGGTAGATCGCCGTCTGGTGATGGCTCCAGAAAGCCCGCGACGGTAGTGGCACCGGGGACGCGTTCCACGGGAGCTAAAAAGATCAGACTGAACACATCCCAGATAACTCTGGCGAAACGTCTAGGTTTGACTCCGCAGCAATATGCTGAAGCAGTGGCAAAAATGGAGAGAAGCAATGGCTGAACAATCCCGGATGGCTCGTGAGCTAGAATCACGCGAAAAGCGTCCTGTTCGGACGGTATATACACCGCCCAGCACGCTTCCTGACCCCACCCCCGAGCCGGGGTACGGTTATCGTTGGGTGGCTACCCATGTACTTGGGCAAGCTGATCCGTCGAACGTATCGCGGAAAATGCGGGACGGATGGGAGCCGGTGAAAGCAGTAGATCACCCGGAGCTTATGCTCTTCGGTAACTCTGCTACCGGTAATGTGGAGATCGGTGGTCTTATGCTTTGCAAAGCCCCGATTGAGTTGATCAAGTCCCGTGATGAGTACTATGCGACTCAGGCTATCGGGCAAATGGAGTCGGTTGATAACCACTTCATGCGGAATAACGATCCGCGTATGCCGCTGTTTGCAGACCGTAAAACGTCTACGAGCCGTGGTGGCGGGTTTGGTAACGGAACTTAATTGGAGCATCCTTCATGGCTTCTTCTGCTACGCCTTTTGGCTTGAAGCCGGTCAACCTGATCGGTGGACAGTCCTTTAACGGTGGCACGATTCGTGAGTATCTTCTCCCCAGCAACGTAGCTGCGGCGTACTACACGGGTTCCATCATTTACATGAACACCAACGGTGTTCCCACTGCAATCACCGCTACTCCGGTAGCACCGAAGTACACTGCCACCGCTTCTGACGGCACGGCAGGTATTCTGGGTGTAATGGTCGGCGTTCGTTACACGGACCCCAACCTGAAGTACACGGTTTTCTCGCAGTACCTGCCTACCGGCGCGTACACTGCGGGTTACCGTGACATCTACATCCGCGTCTGCGACGATCCCGATCAGCTTTACTCGATTCAGGCTGCTACGGTTGTTGGTTCCAAGACGAACGGTGCGCGTGGTGCAATCGGCCAAAACGCTGCGGTATCGGGCTTCTCCGGTAGCGCAACCACCGGCCTCGCAACCACCGCTCTGGATACCGGCTCTAACTGGGGCTCGTGCGCCTCGACCACTACGCTGGCTATGCGGATTGTGGATATCATCACCCCTGATGATTCTTACCCGGAAGTTCTGGTTAAGTTCAACCACGGGGTTCATTCCTACCTGAACCCGCTCGGCGTATAAGGAGTAACTTGACATGGCTATTTCACGTTCCCAGCTTCTCAAGGAACTCCTGCCCGGTCTGAACGCACTGTTCGGCATGGAGTACTCCCGCTACGGCGAAGAGCATAAGGAAATCTACGACGTTGAGACCTCTGAGCGTAGCTTTGAAGAGGAGACGAAACTCTCCGGCTTCGCGGCTGCTCCGGTCAAAACGGAAGGCGCGGCGATTGCGTATGACAACGCGCAAGAGGCGTGGACCGCTCGCTACACGCACGAAACCATTGCTCTTGGTTTCTCCATCACCGAAGAGGCGGTGGAAGACAACCTGTATGACAGCCTGTCGGCTCGTTATACCAAGGCTCTGGCCCGTGCTATGGCGTACACCAAGCAGGTAAAAGCTGCGTCGATCCTGAACAACGGGTTCAACGGTAGCTACCTTGGCGGTGACGGCACCACCCTGTTCGGTAACAACTCCTCCAGCACTCGTGTTGGTCACCCGCTGGTTAGCGGCGCTGTTAACTACAACAGCCCCTCGACCGGTGTTGACCTGAACGAGACGGCGCTGGAAGCAGCGGTTATCCAGATCGCAGCGTGGACCGATGAACGTGGTCTGCTGATCGCAGCCAAGCCACGTAAACTCATCATTCCTCCGGCCCTGATGTTCGTAGCCAAGCGTCTGCTTGATACGGAGCTTCGTGTCAGCACCACTGACAACGACATCAACGCGCTGAAGCAGATGGGTGCTATCCCGGAAGGCTACACGGTCAACCACTTCCTGACCGACACCAACGCGTGGTTCCTCACCACTGATGTTCCCAACGGCCTGAAGCACTTCGTCCGTGCCCCGATGAATACATCGATGGACGGCGACTTCGATACCGGCAACGTCCGGTACAAGGCTCGTGAGCGTTACAGCTTCGGCTGGAGCGATCCGCTGGGCATCTGGGGTTCGCCCGGTTCGACCTGATAGGTCAACCACCGGGGAGGGCTTCGTCCTCCTTCTCCTCCCCGGCTTTTACGCCCCCCTCGTGGGGGCGTTTTTTTTTATTTGCAGTTGTTGCGTCATTTACTTCTTCGTGCTATAAAAATAAAACTCCGGGGAAATAGCCCCATCCGCACTGTCCCGGCAGACTATATGCAGATGGATGGGGAACTCGCATATGAGGCATCATCATGTCGTTTTCGACTTTCTCCGGTCCTATTCGTTCGGGCACCGTTCGTGAAGGCACTGTAGCTCAGGGCCGTAACTGTGGTCTGGCGGTTCTTGCCCAGTCCTATGATTCCGGTGATCTCACCGGTACGGCAACGGGTAACATCGACACACTGATTTTCAACCTCCCCAAAGGTTCGCAGATCACTGATATTGTGGTCGATCAGGTTGTTGCTGCTACGGCGGGTACTACCACTATTTCAGTAGGTAACGCTTCGGGCGGCGCTCAGCTTATGGCGGCAGTTGCTACCACCGCTGGTGGTCGCTTCCGTGGTACGGCAACGGCTGCTACCCAGCTTGCATGGCAGACCTCGACTTCGGCAGATACGACGGTGTATGTACGTCTGGCGGTAGCTACGGCTACCTTGACGGCGGGTCGTTTTATCCTGACTGTGCAGTACGTCCAGCGTGCAGACAACGGTACTCAGAACCCCGTTAGTGCCTAATAGCTAATCAGGGAGCAGAACCATGAGTATGCAAACTGATATTAAAAGTGTCTATCTGGGTACAACCGGGACACTTGTAAGCTATCGCACGCGTATCAGAAGTCTTGTTGTAGTATCTGGTGCTGCCGCTGGCAGCATCATTTTGCGGGATGGCGGTGCATCTGGAACAGTGGAGTTTCAGATGGACATAGCAGCTTCGGCTGCTGGTACGGGCTCCACCAACAGTGTGTACATCCCAGATGACGGGATTCTGTTTGAGACGGACGTACACGCTACTTTGTCTGGCTGCACGGTGACAGCATTCTATGCCTAAGTCTCCTGCTTGGACTCGTAAAGAAGGTAAGAACCCTGCTGGAGGCTTGAATGCCAAAGGCAGGGCTTCGTACAACAAGGCTAACCCCGGCAAGCCGGGCCTGAAGGCTCCGCAGCCTGAAGGCGGCCCTCGCCGCGACTCATTCTGCGCTCGGATGAGCGGCATGAAAAAGAAGCTCACCAGCAAGAAGACGGCAAATGATCCGAATTCCCGGATCAACAAAAGTCTTCGGGCGTGGAATTGCTAGGAGATTCTCATGGCTGAGAAATGGATTCAGAAAGCTATCAAGAAGCCCGGCGCTCTTCGTGCGTCTTTGGGCGTGAAAGCGGGAAAAACCATCCCGCCCAAGAAACTCGCCGCCGCAGCTAAGGCTCCCGGCAAAATGGGCCAGCGGGCACGTCTGGCTCAAACCTTTGCGAAAATGAGGAAAGGCTAATGCCCGCTCGACAGCCTGTTACAAATACGTCTGACGACGAAAATGACAACGAAGACGTACCCATGACGCCGGAACGGCGTAAATTTCTTGCGGAAATGGACGCTTCGGATAAAAAAGTACAAGATGAATACGACAAGCGGGCGCAACAACGACTGCGAGAAGAGCAAGATTACACCGTAAGCCCTGAAGTTGAGAAAAGACTTCGGCAGCAGGAAGAAGACGACAAGTTCCGTAGGGCTGCTGAAAGAGCCTTTGGCGAGAACCGCGGGGAGAACCGCTACGCTAAGGGCGGCAAAGTCAAATCCACCAAGCGCCGTGGTGACGGCTGCTGCACTAAAGGCAAAACCAAAGGGAGATTCGTGTAATGGCACGTAGTTATGAACCCGGCAGTTATAGGGATGCCATTCAAAAACTTGGCGAACGCCAACAGAAAGAAATGGAGCAAAAACGCAATAGCCGTCCCGGCCCAGTTAAAGAAGGCGGGATAAGCGTAGCTCAACGGTTTAAAAACTGGCTGATGGACGATCGCCTGCCTGAATATATGCGGCAGCCCGGCCAAGATGAGTATGGACGTAGTAAGAAAGCAGTGGCAAAAGCTGCCGCTGAAGAGGCTAAGAAAAATCCGCCTTCACAAAAAAGTCGGTCTTATAGCCCTAACGATATTCGGATGCGAAAAATTACTCCATCCAAACCGCCTTCCCAAGTTACGCCGCGTAGCGTTGGTGTTTCTGTCGGTGAGGACGCAACGAAAAGTATTCGTGCTTCTGCTTCCGCGCCTAAACCCGCTACCCCCGCAAAACGGTCAGAAGTGGTAATGGGCACGGCCCCCGCGAACAAATCTGAGCGTCCCGATCCGGTCAAGAAAGTACCGCAGGCTACGCCTACGGTATCCAAACCTGCTGCACCGCGTAACTACTCTACGGAAGCCGCAGATAAGCTGAAAGGGCTGGGTCTTGATGAAGACAACGCAGTAATGAAAAGACTGCGTGAGCGTTCGGCAATGAGCGCAAAAGAGCGTGATGAAGCTCCGAAGTTTGAGTCGAAGTATGCGGACAAGCTCAACAAAGCTCTGGGTTTCGCCAAAGGCGGTCACGTAAAAGCCAACGGCATTGCACGTAAAGGTAAAACTCGCGGGAGACTGATCTAATGGAAAAGATGTCTGGCAAAATGGCTGCGTTCTTCGCCAAGAAAGGCAAGACCAAACTCGCTGCTCACGAGCGGCGTGAGGCTGCTGGTAAGGAAAAGGACACTCGCAAGATTGCGAAGCAGGAAGAGCGTGCGCTGAAAGGCGCTCCCAAGAACCTGAAGCGGTACGAGGAGAAGGAACACAAGGAGATGGGGTTCCGTAAGGGTGGTCACGTCAAAGCTGACGGTGTAGCCCGCAAGGGTAAGACTGCTGGCACGCAGATTCGGATGAAGTAAGATGCGTCCGTGTCGTGGTATGGGGGCTATTGCTCCACAGAAAAAACCACGTAAGACCCGTTTGAGTCGGAAGGATTCTCCTCAACTAATAGATGTTTATGCCAAGGGCGGCACCTGTCGCCCTTGTAACAAGAGGTAAGTGACGTGGCAGATAATTCCTACTACGGCGGTGGGTTTGAAGGTGATGGCTACGGCGGTGGCTTTGGTGGCTACGGCGGCGGTTATCCGCGTCAAATGATGGGCTACGGCGGTGGCTACGGCGGCGGTTATCCGCGTCAAATGATGGGCTACGGCGGTGGTTATGGCGGTTACGGCGGCTATGGTGGCGGCGGTGGCTACATGGGCATGATGCGTCCCCAGCCGATGGGCGGCTACATGGGCATGATGCAGGGCGGTGGTAACCCCTACTATGCTGGTGGCTACGGCGGTTACGGCGGCGGTCGCGGTGATTACGGCGGCATGATGGATCGTATGGCGTATATGCCCCAATATCAGCAGCAATATCCCGCGTACCAGTCAAATATCTTCCGTGGCATGGGCGGCTATGGCAGTGGTATAGGTGGCTTGTTCGGCGGTATGGGTCAGCCGACCAACTACAAACCCACTACTACGCCTTCTACGGGAACGACACCTACCACTCCCTCGACGGGTGCGGTTGCTAACGTAGCGGGTCTCCCGCAGAACCCGACGCCTCCCACGTCGCCTACTTCTCCGACGCCTCCTCCACCCCCGGCACCTCCGGCAATGCCGACGCCTCCCGGTGGACCGTCTAATCCGGGCACGATGATCTGACCGGTATGACTACTTCCGGCACCACATCGTTTGATCTTGATCTCTCCGAGATAATCGAAGAGGCGTTTGAACGCTGCGGTGCCGAGTTACGGTCTGGTTATGATTTTCGTACCGCACGGCGATCTCTGAACCTGCTATTTCAGGATTGGGCTAACCGGGGCGTAAACCTGTGGACGTTGGAGCAAGGCACTGTAGCTCTCACGCCGGGCACGGCTACCTACTCGCTGCCAGTAGATACGGTTGATCTTCTGGATCACGTTATCCGCACAGGCAGTGGAACGACGCAAGCTGATATAACAATCTCGCGTATCAGTTCGTCTACCTACGCCAGCATCCCGACGAAGACTGCTACCGGACGACCCATCCAAGTATGGGTCAAGCGGCTTGAATCCCCTGAGATTACGGTGTGGCCCACACCGGACTCTTCGCAGACGTATACGTTCGTGTACTGGCGACTGCGGCGCATTCAGGACGCCGGGTCTGGTACTAACACGATGGACGTACCGTTTAGGTTCCTTCCCGCGCTTGTCTGTGGTCTGGCTTACTATCTGTCTATGAAAGTACCTGACGCGATGGTACGGATGGAAGTCCTGAAGGCCCAGTACGACGAGGCGTGGGCTAACGCTGCCGAAGAAGACCGTGAGAAGGCCCCTGTGCGGTTTGTGCCGCGCTATATGTTCGGCAACTAAACCGTGGCAAACCAATTTGCCATAGGCAAAAAGGCGATAGCGCAGTGTGATCGCTGCGGGTTTCGCTACAAGCTGAAGCAACTCAAAACCCTGACTATCAAGACCAAGAACGTCAATATCTTGGTCTGTCCAACGTGCTGGGAGCCTGACCATCCCCAACTTCAACTGGGTATGTATCCAGTCAACGATCCACAAGCCCTGCGTAACCCGCGTCGAGATACAACCTACCAAGTCTCTGGTACACTTGCTAACGGAAACTTGGGAGAAGGCAGCAGGGTCATTGAGTGGGGCTGGAATCCTGTGGGTGGCAGTACAAACCCGGATCAGCTTCTTACCCCCAATAGCCTTCGTATGACCCTTTATGTAGGGTCAGTTACTGTAGCTGTGACATAGGAGAGAACCATGAAAGGTAAATCGTGTGGTGGCAAAATGAGCAAGGGCTATGCTGCTGGTGGCAAGACCTCCATGCAGATGCTCAAGATGGGCCGGGGCCTTGCTAAAGTAGCTAACCAGAAGAAGACCGGCGGTCGCCGGGGGAGTTAATATGGCTACCACCAAGTACAACCAACCCAAGCCCAACAAGAATCCCTTGGGGCAGACGGGGTATCCCCAGAAAGGCATGAAGACGACCGGGACCAAGACTCGCGGTAACGGTGCAGCCACTAAAGGGGTTACGGCTCGCGGACCTATGGCGTGAGTCGATATGAACTACACCCAACTGCAAGCCGCGATTGCTGGGTACGTCGAGAATCCTGATACGACGTTTGCAGCGCAAATTCCGACGTTCATTCGTCAGGCAGAGACTCGCATCTTCAACTCGGTGCAGTTTCCGTCGCTTCGGAAAAACGTGACGGGTACGGTTACTTCTGGCAACGCTTACCTTAGCTGCCCAGATGACTTCCTTGCAGTGTACTCCCTCGCGGTGATCGACGGCACCGGGGTGTATTCGTATCTTCTGAACAAGGACGTTAACTTCATCCGTGAGGCTTACACGTCCGCTACGACCACGGGACTTCCCCGGTACTATGCGCTGTTCGGTCCGCAGTCTGCATCACCTACGGAACTGTCGTTTATTCTTGGTCCGACTCCGGGATCAGGTTACACGATGGAGCTTCACTACTTCTTCTATCCGGAGTCGATTACCACTGCGGCTTCTGGGCAAACATGGCTGGGTGATAATTTTGATCCTGTTCTCCTGTATGGCTCTCTTGTTGAAGCGTATACCTACCTGAAGGGCGAGCCTGACCTCCTGCAACTCTATGACGGGAAGTACAAAGAAGCCCTCACTATGGCGAAACGCCTTGGAGATGGTATGGAGCGTCAGGATGCTTACCGGTCTGGGCAGTTCCGGCAGCCGGTGAACTGATATGGCGATAACCCAGACCACCACCGATGCATTCCAAGCCCAAGCTCTGACCGGGACGTTTTATCTGGCGCTGTACACAAGCGCAGCAACACTGAACAGTTCCACTACTGTGTACACGACTTCTAATGAAGTTTCTGGTGGTGGTTACACGGCAGGCGGTGTGGCTCTTACTGTGGCGGTGGGACCGACTACGGTGGACGGGGTGACGTACATTTCGTTCAACAATGCTGTCTGGTCGCCTGCATCTTTCACTGCTCGCGGGGGTCTCATCTACAACACGGCGCAGAGCAATCAGGCGGTTGCCGTGCTGGACTTCGGCGCAGACAAAACGGCGACAAACACGTTCACCGTGCAGTTCCCCGCAGCGACATCCACTACGGCGATTCTCAGGGTAGTACGGGGGTAACCTGTGCTATACATTTTCTGCGACTCCGACAACGGCGTCACCACGCCGGGGACGCTGTATCAGACCACTTCGACGTGGCCTGCTAACGGTGATCGCTGGTCTAGCATCGCTAACGCTATTGCCAATGCCACTATTCAGGGCTTGGCTGATGACCTGACGTTTTTGATTCAAGGTACTGCTGATTTTTCTGCTGCAAACCTAGCTGCGCTTACCGCTGCACTCTCAGTGACCATTGAGGGTGACGCAACTGGCGCAGTGTGGGACGCAAGTAAAGCCACAATTTTGGGTGCTTCGGGCATTGGAGCGTCTATTGCAACGGCACTTGCAGTACCCGTAACCATCAAGAATCTACAGTGCGACACAGCCGTATCAAGCGGAACCCCTCGGGGAATTTACTGTAACGGTACGGGCGCGGTTGTTATCAATTCAGTCAAATTCAAAAATCGCAGTTCTTCAGTTACAGGTGGTTCGGCAATTCATGGTTCCACAGCCGCGACAAACGTCACTGCGTATAACTGCATATCTGATGGTTCTTACTACACGGGAGCTTCTACGTCTGGTGGTATAAACCTTCAGACTGCCACTGTTGGTAACTTCTACAACTGCGTGTTTCGCGGCACAGGAACGGGCGCTACTAACCCTGACAACTGCGTCAACTGCGCCTTCTTCGGCTTTGCCACGCAAGGCGGCTCAAGCGGTAACTACAAATACTGCGCGACCGTAAACGGTACGGGGACTAACCCCATTACGGTGTCCAACTGGGCTTCAGTGTTTGTTGATTACACGAACTTTGATTATCGGCTACTGGCAGGGGCGGCGTTGATTGGCACAGGCATTGGCCCTGCTTCAGATGCTAACGTACCGACTACGGATATCGCGGGTAACCCCCGGAGCGGAACCACAACAGATGCTGGCGCGGCAATGTACGTTGCTTCCGGTGGCATTACCACAGCTTGGCTGGTAGCGTAATCGCATGGCTATTTCACACGTATTTTCAAACGCTATCCCTGACGGAACGAACACCAATATCGTTCGTCCGTCTGATTGGAACTCAGCCCATAATCAGTACTACACCCTCTCTGGCAATACGCTAGGTGCAAGCACGGTCAGCGGGACCAATGTTGTTCTCCAAGGTGGGGGTAACGTCAGTCTTTCCGGTACGGGCCAGACGGTTGTTGTCTATGGTGGTGGCGGCGGCGTAGGCGGTGGCGTAGCCATTGGCGCGAGTACTCAGACTGCTACGTCTGGTACGGTGGTCTTCTCTAACTCCAACGGTATTTCGTTTGGACTGAATAACGGCACGCTTACGGCTAGCGCCGCAGCGGCCCCCACGGCGTATGTGTCTAGCGTCAACGGCTCTTCTGGGGCGGTTACGGTTGCTGGTACGGGCACGTCAGCTACCAACGCGTCTATTACTCTGAACTCCAACGGCTTGGCGGTATCTGTCGCAGCGCCTCCTACCGCATATGTCTCCTCACTCAATGGTAACTCCGGTGCGTTAAGTCTGGCTGTAGGTTCCAGTTTGTCTTCTTCTGTTGTTGGATCAACAACAACCTTTGGCCTCGCCACCAACATCAGCACATATCTTCAAACCGCAGGTAACTACCTCACCACTGCTCGCGCATCTAACGATGCAATCGGATTGAACACCGCACAGACAAACGTCACGTGGACGGTAAACTCCAGCGGCTTGAGCATTAACGCTAGTGGCTATGCGGGTACGGGAACATCAGCTACCAACGCATCTATCACGCTTAACTCCAACGGACTTGCCATATCCGTCGCTGCTCCGGGCGGTGGAGGTAACTTTTCAGCCGGTGTATCTAACCTTGGTAACACAGTGGGTTCGACCGGTATTACCGGTACGCGGGTAGTATTCGTTGGTACGAACGTCATTTCGCTCAGTCAGTCTACCGATGCTAACGGCGGTACGATTTCTATCTCCGCGCCTGCTACGTCCAGCTTGTCCTCTGGCAACAACATCAGTATCAGTTCCAACGGCAGCACTATCGGTATCTCTGCGCTGGCGCTTGGTCTGAACACAGCGGCGACTAACGTCACGTGGACGGCGAATAGCAGTGGTTTGAGCATTAACGCCAGCGGATACGCGGGTACGGGTACGTCAGCTACCAACGCCTCTGTCACGTTGAACTCTAACGGTCTGGCTATATCCGTCGCTGCTCCGGGTGCGGCTAACTACTCTATCGGTGTGTCCAACCTCGGTAACACGGCGGGTTCGACCGGCATAACGGGTACAAGAATCGCGTTTGTCGGCACAAACAACATTTCGCTCAGTCAGTCTACTGATGCTAACGGCGCGACAATCTCCATCAACCATACCGGTGCGGCTGGCCCCACTGCGTATGTGTCTTCACTCAATGGTAACTCTGGCGCGTTGAGTCTGGCTGTTGGTTCCAGTCTGTCTTCTTCTGTTGTTGGATCGACAACTACGCTTGGCCTTGCTACCGATATCACGACTGCACTTCAGTCGGCTAACGCTAACTACCTGACTTCGCAGTCTAACCAAGCGTTTTCAGCAAGCGGCGGATCAACTACATTCCAGACGTTGAACTTCGCCAACTCAAATGGCGTGACGTTCTCCAACTCCAACGGGTCTGTAGTAGCTGCTTATAGCGTTCCGACTATTACTTCATGGACTGTATCGGACAGCGCCACTAGCGGAACTGTTGGTAGGCTGGCGTTCACCAACCTGAATGGCGTGACCCTGAGCCTGTCTACAGGTGCGGCTGGCTCACATACGATTGTGGGAAGTCACAACGGTCTGACTTCGCAGTCCAACCAAGCCTTCTCTGCAAGTGGCGGGTCTAGCGCGTTCCAGACGTTGAACTTCGCCAATACAAACGGCGTTACGTTCTCCAACTCCAACGGGTCCGTGCAAATAACGCACGACCTCCAGTACACCAGCAATACAAGTGCGATCACCGCTAACGCACTGAATACGTCTGTCTCTCGCGTCATTAACATAGTTGCTGCTACAAACAACGCGGGCGCGGGTACGGCGTCTCTTTCCGGTAACGTCTCGTTTACCAACGCGAATGGTTTGACGTTCTACACCTCTGCGGGGGGAGCGATTGCCGGAAGCCATAACGGTCTGACCTCGCAGTCCGTTCAGACCCAAGCCTCTGGGAACATAGCGGGTGTAGGCTTTACCTCTACCACTACCACAGGTACGGCGATTACAGCATCTCTCGGGACCAACGGCCTCAGTATGGCCGTGCCCCTTTACCTCACCGCTGCTGGTGGAGGTAACTTCTCAGCCGGTGTATCCAACCTTGGTAACACCGCAGGTTCGACGGGTGTAAGCGGCTCTCGTATCGTCTTTGTCGGTACGAACAATATTTCTCTTAGCCAATCCACTGACGCGAACGGCGCGACGATTTCCATCAACCAGACGGGTGGTGCGGGTGGTGGTAACGCAATCGGTATTTCTGGCGGCGCAAACTCCGGCACAGGTGCTGCGGGTACGGTCTATCTTGCAACAGGTAACGGAATATCGTTCGGCTTTGACGCAGCAAGCTCTCAGATCACAGCTAGCTATGCGTTTATCGTAACGGACTCTGCTACTAGCGAAGCTGTACGAAGACTTGCATTCTCTAATAGTAATGGCGTGTCGTTTGGACTCAGTACAGGATTGGGTGCAAGTGCGACTATCACCGCTAGCCACAACGGCTTGACCAACATCAACGTATCCGCAGGCACTGCGGCTAATAACCTGTCGAACATCGTTTTCAGTAACTCCAACAACGTATCGTTTGGCCTGAACGGATCGACGGTTACGGCGAGTGCGTCGGATAACGGTGGCGTATACGCGGGGGTATCTAACCTAAACGCGAACACCGCAGGTTCAACGGGCGTTGTATCGACAGGCAACGTAGTGTTTGCCGGAGTGAACAACATTACCCTGAGTCAGTCCACGGGCGCTCCGGGTTCGGCTGCCACGATATCTATCATAGGTGAACCTCCTACAAAAAGCTGGGCATATCCAAATCCAAATAATTTAACTTTTGTGTCCAACCATGTTAATGCGTCTGCGTCTATTAACATGATTCAAGTACCGTTTGATATATCTGGTACGCGAATGGACATTTTGATGTATCAGTCGCTTTCCAGTTCTGCTGCGGCTAATACCTACGCGCAAGCGTGGTCTATTTACATGGGGATATACTCTAATGATACGGCAGCAAGCCGTATCTATTCTTTGTCTTCAGGTTCTACGCAGACTACTTACAGTAATGCTTCTAACACCGCTGGAGTTACGCAAATAATTGGTTCTGGAGTTCGCCCTATATCCTGCCCTATAAACTTCACTATGAGTGAGGGGCAATATGCGGTAGTTGCTAACTGGGTAACTACCGCCTCCTCTATCGGAGCGGCTACTACAGCACTTAACCAAACACTTAGCGTTGTAGGAAACCCCATTCAATCAGCATCTATGGCTATTGTTCCTGAATATGATGTGGTTACAGGTGCAACAAACCGTTTCACGTATCCTATGGGGATGCTGAACGTAGCATCTACCGGCATACCCGCATCTATTTCGTATAGCCAGATCAACATGACGGGTCTGAGCCTCCTACGTGCCAATTTCTTTGTTGTGATGAGAGGGTAAAATGGCAGACGCACTTACCGCCGTAGACAGCAGCTTGGTTGGCGTCAGGCCAGAGCTAGACGCTAGCGACAACATAGTTGCACTTTATGTAAACATTGCTTTAGCATACGAAGCCGCAGACGGCGCTCGTATTGGAAGGACCGTGCAGTTCGATGCGTGGAACCTTCTGGACAGTACCCAGCAGCAAGCCCTGCAAGACATACAACAAGTCATCAACACGTACATAGTGAGTACCTACTTCACATGAAGCCCCAGATAGTCTCGCTGGACGGTGGTCATCACAACCAAGACCTTTCGGCGTCTACTACCAGAATTGTTCAAGGGAATAGCTGGAAGAAGCAGCGGACGATCATGCTGATCCCCGCTGGAGCTACGATCCCAACCAAGGTCTATCTCTCTCACTGTGGTCTGATCTTCCCGCCGAACCAAGGCGCTCACCGCATGGCGGCTATCGGGATGGAGGTGGGCGAGGCGTTCTCCAACTCCATCGCGGAGATCATCGCGCACCCGGAACTTAGTCAGTGGGAATTTCTCCTGACCATCGAACATGACAACATTCCGCCTTCGGACGGTCTGGTGAGGCTGATTCACCAGATGGAGCTTCATCCTGAGTTCGCTGCCATTGGCGGGCTGTATTGGCTGAAAGGCCCCGGTGGACATCCGCAGATTTGGGGTGATCCCAAAGACCCCGTAGTGAACTTCCGTCCGCAGCCCCCTGATCCGAATGGTGGTCTGGTTGAGTGCTGTGGCACCGGGATGGGCTTCACCCTGTGGCGGCTGTCGATGTTCAAGGATGAGCGCCTGCGCCGTCCGTGGTTCAAGACAATTGCTGGTAAAGAGGGTGTTGGGACACAAGACCTGTACTTCTGGGGAGATGCTCGGAAGCATGGCTACCGTTGCGCTATCGACTGTTCAGTGAAGGTGGGTCATTACGATATGACCGGAGCCTTCGGCATTGAAGATTTCACTTGGTAAAGGATAGTTATGAAAATCGATCTGGGCTGTGGCAAAAACAAGAAAGAAGGCTTTATCGGTGTCGATCAGTATCCGATGGACGGCGTAGATGTCGTGCTTGATATCGGTTCTGAAACATGGCCGTGGGAAGATAACTCCGTTGAAGAGGCGCATTGCAGCCACTTTCTGGAGCATCTGACCAACTTTGAAGGTAAGTGGCAGCGTACCCACTTCTTCAATGAGTTGTTCCGCGTATTGACTCCGGGGGCTAAATGCACCCTTATCATTCCGCATTGGGCATCCACGCGC